ATCGAAAAACTAAAGCTTTAGAGCTCTCTCTTTTAGAGCCGGTTCCACTCCTTGGGGAGCGGGATCGGCTCTATGTCAAGGAGATGGTTCATGAGCTTAAGTTTAAATTACTAAAGAGGAGATATGACAATGGCTAAGTTGGTTGTTTTTAGTGTTCTTGATGCAAAGGTTGGTGTTTTTGAGCAGCCGTTTTTTATGCGGACTATTGCTGAGGGTTTGCGCTCTTGGGGTGATGTTGTAAATCGGGAAGATACTAAGTTTTGTGTTCATCCGAATGATTTTGCATTGATGCATATTGCAGATTACGATGATCAGACTGGGAAGTTTGAGAATTTGTCTGTGCCTAATAATTTAGGTTTGGCTATTCAGTATAAGAGTAAGCCCGAGTCTCAGATGCCTTTGTTTGATGCTAATAAAGTTGGTTCTGCTATTTAATCTTTTTTTCGAAGGAGAGTGTTATGAGTGTAGGTGGTTCGAGAAGTTTTCCGTCTATTAGTCAGCATAATTTTTCGCAGATCCCTTCTGCGAATATTCCCCGTTCGTCTTTTGATAGGTCGCATACCTATCGGACCACCTTCAATGCTGGTCAGCTTGTTCCGTTTTATGTTGATGAGGCTTTGCCCGGCGATACTTTCAACATGGTGTTGTCTACGTTTGGGCGTCTTACGACGCCGATTAAGCCCATTTTTGATAATTTATATTTGGATGTTTTTTTCTTTGCGGTTCCTATGCGTATTTTGTGGAGTCATTGGGAGAAGTTTAATGGAGCTCAGGATAATCCTGGCGATTCTACGTCTTATGTTATTCCTCAGATTGTTTCGTCTGGTGGTGGTTATTTAGCTGGTTCGATTTACGATTATATGGGTTTGCCCACTGCTGGTGCTGGTGTTACTGGTTCGAATACTATTTCCCATTCCGCGTTGCCTTTAAGGGCTTATAATTTGATTTGGAATGAGTGGTTTCGTGATCAGAATCTTCAGAATTCTGTTCCTATTGATACTGGTGATGGTCCTGATACCTATACTGACTATGTTATTTTGAGCCGTAATAAGCAGCATGATTATTTTACGGCTTGCCTTCCCTGGCCTCAGAAGGGGACTGCGGTTACTTTGCCTTTGGGTTCTTCCGCTCCTGTTATTGGTAATAATATTTCTGTTCAGGCTCATACTAATATTCATGCTACTGATCATAATATGTTGGTCGATACTGGTGGTATTCAGCCGATGCATTTGGGTACTTCGGGTATTACTGGTACTAATGAGCAGATTCAGTGGTCCACCGTTGCTGCGAATTCTGGTTTAATTGCGGATTTGTCTAATGCTACTGCGGCTACTATTAATCAGCTTCGTCAAGCTTTTCAGATTCAGCGTCTTTATGAGCGTGATGCTCGTGGTGGTACTCGCTATGTTGAGATTCTTTTATCTCATTTTGGTGTTCGTTCTCCCGATTATCGTTTGCAGCGTCCGGAGTATCTTGGTGGTGGTAGGACTCCTATTAATGTCTATCCTCTTGCTCAGACTGGTGCGACCGGCGCTACTGGGACCCCTCAGGGGAATCTTGCAGCTTATGGTGTTCATTCTTCTAGTGGCCTTGGTTTTAATAAGTCTTTTACTGAGCATATGATTTTGATTGGTCTCGTTAATGTGACTTCTGACATGTCTTATCAGTATGGTCTTAATCGGATGTGGTCTCGTTCTACTCGTTGGGATTTTTATTGGCCTGCGCTTTCTCATATTGGGGAGCAGGCTGTCTTGAATCAGGAGATTTATCCTCAGGGTTCCTCTGCTGATACTGGTGTTTTTGGTTATCAGGAGCGCTATGCAGAGTATCGTTATAAGCCGTCTATTGTGACGGGTGAGTTTCGTTCTAATTATGCTACGCCTTTGGATTTTTGGCATTTAGCTGAGAAGGATGCGTCTTTGCCTACTTTGGGTTCTACTTGGATTACGGACACGACCCCCAATAGTTTGTCGCGTTGTGTAGCTGTGACTACTGAGCCCCAGATTTATTTTGATGCTTATCTTAAGTTGCGGTGCGCTCGCCCGATGCCTGTTTATAGTGTTCCTGGTCTTATTGATCATTTCTAGGAGGTGTTATGGGTATTTTGCAGGATATTGGTAATTTTATTCCTGACATGTTGACGGGTGGCGCTGTTTCTAATGCGGCAGCTACTCAAGCTGTTAATGCGCAGAATATTGCATTTGCGCAGCAGCAGACGAATTATCAGACTCAGATGTCGGATACGTCTTATCAGCGCGGTGTTGTGGATATGAAGGCCGCTGGTTTGAATCCTATGTTGGCTTATTCTCAGGGCGGCGCTTCTGTTCCTACCGGTGTTTCCCCTCAGATTCAGTCTACTGAGCCCGGTAATATTGGCGCAGGTCTTGCGCAGTCTGCCGCTGCTCTTGCTTCTGGTGGTTTTGATTTAGCTAAGAAAGGGAGTGATATTCAGATGATGCAGCATCAGGCTGATCTTGTTGATTCTCAGAAAGAGAAACAGCTAGCTAGTGCTGAGGAGTCATTTGCGAATATTCATAATACTCGTCAAGACACTTCGAATAAGTTTACTCAAGGTCAGATTTTGCATCAGAAGAATATGCAGGCTCATCACGAGCTTCGTTCTGCTCAAGCGAAAGCGGATGAGGATGAAATGCATCGTGATTTAGAGAAGAAGCGTTTTGGTGTTGATAAATCTCTTCAGGTTCCCGATGCTGTTATGGATAGGCTTGATCAAGCTACCGGTCTTGTGGGTAATGCTGTTGGTGCCTTTACTAAAAGCATTGGTTCTAAGCGTGGTTATGATTCTGGTCGTAGTGCCGGCTATGCGCATGGTGCGCGTGATGGTCTTCAATGGGGTCGTGGGGAGGTTAATCAGTAATGGGTAAGATTAAGGATGGTGGTGATGTTGTTGTACGTTCGGCGTTTGATTTCGTGGTTTCGCCGGGTTTGGATTTTTCTAAGAGTAAGTCTTTGACTGATCAGTCTCAGAAGGATTCTTGTGATGTGAATCGCATTGTTGATTCGTTTATGAAGAGTGGAGTTTTGCCTCAATTTGTGGGCAATCCTATGTATGGTGATTTCGATGATCAGCCGAGTTATCAAGAGGCTTGTAATATTGTTAATGTTGCTACGCAGCAATTTATGGGTTTGGATGCTAAGGTTCGTGCTCGTTTTGGTAATGATCCGGGTCAATTTCTGGCGTTCTGTACAGACGCCTCTAATATCGACGAGATGGTTAAGCTAGGCTTAGCTACTAGGCGTGAAGTTAAAGAGCCTATAAGCGATTCTAGTGCGGCTAATAAGGGTTCTACCCCTACGGCAGACCCGTCTTCGGCCTCGCCGGCCGATAAAGTCAAGAAGTGACGCGCCACATCGGTGGCGTTTTTGGAACAGTTTTCTACTTGATGTAACTGTTCCGACTGACACCTTTTTGGAGAGAAAGGTGTCTTAACGCAGTATGTAAAGAGAGAGGGAATTTGATGAAAAAGAGAAGCAAGATTCCATTTAAAAAGTCGAAGAGAGATTTCAAGCGGGGCGCCAAGTCAATTCATAAAAAGAATGCGATGCGGCCCATGCGCGGTGGTTTTAGACTTTAGTATTTGACATGCCATGCTATCGCCCCTTGAAGGGGTATCGTTCTCAGGTCCGGAATCCGGAGACTGGGAAGCGCGGTATTGTCTTCAATGCCCGCGACGGGTATTTTGACCAGCCCGTTGATTTGCCATGTGGTCAGTGTATTGGTTGTCGCTTAGAGCATTCACGTCAGTGGGCTATGCGCTGTATGCATGAGGCTCATTATTTTCCGTTAAAGAATTGTTTTGTGACTTTAACTTACGATGACGCTCATCTTCCTCCCGGTGGTTCTTTGGATTATTCTCATCCCACCTTATGGATGAAGCGTTTACGTAAGAAGTTTGGTGCGGATATACGCAGTTATGGTTGTGGGGAGTATGGGGAGAAATTTTCTCGCCCTCACTATCATGTTTGTTTGTTTAATTTTATTCCGAAGGATTTGGTTCCTCACTCGAAGAGTGGTGATTTTACTATTTATAAGTCTGCTTCGCTTCAGAAGACTTGGAAGTATGGTTTTGTTTCGGTTGCCGAGTTTTCTTGGGAGACTGCTGCTTATGTTGCTCGTTATGTCACCAAGAAGGTTACTGGTGATCGTGCAGTGAGGCATTATCTTAATTTTAATCAGGTCTCTGGTGAGATTATTGAGCGTTTTCCTGAGAAGGCCGTTTGTGTTTCTCGTCGTCCTGGTTTGGGTCGTCGTTGGTATGATGAATTTGGTCAGCACTCTCGTGATCATGATTTTTTGATTTTACGAGGTAAAAAGATGCGTCCGCCTAAATATTATGACCGCATTTTTGATGTTGCTTTTCCGGAGGACTTTGCTAAGACGAAGGCCAATCGAAAAACTAAAGCTTTAGAGCTCTCTCTTTTAGAGCCGGTTCCACTCCTTGGGGAGCGGGATCGGCTCTATGTCAAGGAGATGGTTCATGAGCTTAAGTTTAAATTACTAAAGAGGAGATATGA